GGACTAAGCGTCTACCAGATACTGGCTTGTGTGCTATGGCCAACCAACGAAGCAGACCGTGCACGCAAGACTCAGCTTGGCGAGATCCATTTCAATCGACAGGATCTTGGATCAGACACGATCTGTCACGAGGCTACCCACGCAGCCTTGAGATGGGCACGATATATCGGCATCGATGTTGGCGAAGCAGGGGATGGGTCATCGGCTCCTGACTCCGAAGAGCTTGTCGCATACGCAGTCGGTACGATCGCGCACCAACTCGAGACTGTACTTGTCGATAAAAAGTACAAGTAGTTTGTAGATTTTTATCAACGATGTCCTTGTGATGTAGTAATATCACAGAGCCTCATATGTTGAGGCGGAAAGGACAAAATGGAACTGACCACGTCACGACTGATATACCCAGACGCGCCTTCGGGATTGCTGTCTGGGTATTGTTCTATTTGCGGCCAGTACGACATCACGCACTTCCACCGCAACGATCTACTGACTCCCACCTCGGCCAATCTCACGGCCATCTTCGACTTCCACCACGAGCACGTTTGCCGCTTTTGTTCCGCCATATGGCGAGAACCTAAGAAGTATCACCGTGCAATTTACGCCGATCACGAATCGGTGCTCTTCCCCGTGATATCTGCGGAGACTGCATCATCGGAGCGTCCGCTATGGGCCGACGTTATCCGGCAAATGCCAACAGACCGAGAGCGAGTTATCGTGCTCACCACGGATCCGAAAAAGCGAGTGTGGCCATTTGCGCGCATAAGCTCCGGCAACGTGGCGTGCATATACCTTCACGATCCATCGCGTGGAGTGTCGGGCAATACCTGGGTAGAAATAGCAAGGCTGCGAGAATGCCTTGTGATCATCGAAGATGCTTACGAGCTTGGATTCTCGAAGCCAGCGATCGAGGAGTCGCTATTCACGTCCTACAAGCAACTACAGTCCGTAGGATTGGCTACAACAACACGGATGGAGAAAGCCATATCATCGTATAGGGCTACTCCTGAATTCCTGCCTGCGCTCATTGTGGCGCAAAGAAAGGTGACACTATGACCACATCAAACACTGGAATAATCGCGCCGTACCGATTCACGGCAAAGGCTACGTCTACGGTCGCCCACGGAGAAGCCGGAGCCAACTCGACCGGGGCCAATAACACGACACTCTTTGCCCGAGAGTTGACATTGCTTCAGCGTGACCAGCTCTCGTACAGCAGCGACAAGGCGCAGCACGCTATCGAAGCGTTGATGCGCGTGATGCCGATTACCGAGTCGTCTATTGAGTTCCTTCGAACGCTATCAGGCGGCGAATTGATCGCGACACTCTTTGCTGCTCAATTTCCGATCATTTATCGCGGCGAAGGAGAAGGACTATTCGCCGGACTCGAGCGTTACCAGTACCTGACAACGCGCCTGACTGACTCGGCCGTGGCTTGTACTACGCTTGCGACTGCGTGGGCGTACGTCTCGCGAAAGCTGAATCTGACCGCGCCCTCAGCCTCGGCGCATATGCCGTTGATGGCACTCTTCGCACTGCCGAAGCCGATACAGGCGGCTGCGCTTGCGTCAGTCTTGAAAGCTCCTGAGATGGTCGTTATGGGCGCGCGAATGCTCGCCGAAGGACTCAAGGCCACTAACTGGAAATACGCAGAAGCCGCAGATCGAGAGACCGAAGAGAAGGCTCAGTACAACGTGACATCTACGCAGCTTCTCGAGTTGTCGGCGAATAGGGGCAGCGTGCTAGCCGTGCGAATCCCTGCGATATCGGGCAACTCGCTTCGCCACAACATACTACGCGCACCAGGTGCGACGCGCCTTTTGTCGCATCTCGGACTTGGGCCGAATCAGACGACCGTACCGATCGCCGTTGAGCGTTTCCTCTACTCTGGCGGCAATACCGTCAAGGGCGCGAAGGCTCCGGGGGCGGCGGATCTACTCGAAGCAAAGGTGCGTAGTCACTATCCGATCGTTGACGCACTTGGCGGATCGTTCGATATGTTCCTGCTCACTCGGTCGCAGGTCAGCGTAAACAGCTGGATAGTCTGCCGGGAAAACAACTGGATCACGGAGCGTAAGACAGAGGGAAGCATCGGATCCGATGTATCGATCTTCGATCTTATCAGCGAGGTGACACGTACTCGGTCAGGCATTGGCGGCAAGGACAAAGAGTCGGGACAGATGATCTTTGCCTACGAAGCTTTGGCCGCTCAGACAGAGATACTCGTAGAGGTCAGCTTCCAGCCGTATACGCAGCTTGTCACGATTGGCGCGGTGATGCAGTCGTTGACGGACTGGAACACGGAAGGCGCATTTCTTGGCGCGAAGTCGGCGCAGGGTCACTCGCAGTGGTTGCCAGACTTCCCGGATGATGATCGATGGGCACTTGCTGCCGACTACATCGCACACCTCGACAAGAACCGAGAGACGTTGCGCGATGGACTCATCAAGGCCACATTCGGAACGGAGGTGCAGCTTTGTGGAGCGTAACGCACATTCCAGAGCTTGACGAGTATGGCGAGCGTATAGCTGCTCTCGAGTATGAGCCGCTCAAGGTCACGGTGACGACGGACTCGCCCGTCAGCTGCAATGATCCGATATCGCTTGACGGAGTGTTGGCATACGCAATGGTCACGGATGCACTCAAGGGACGGCCTTTTCCGCAAGGAAAGGGCCCATACTGGCAGCCGCTTCCGCTCCATTGCGCAAAGCTGATTGAGGGTTTGCCGCTATGGTCAAGTACCGACTTTGTACCGACCAACCTTCACAAGCGAATGACTCACATCCACAGACGGACAGCGGATAACCCGTACGCAATGATCGGCCTGATGCGATCTGCCTACGATAAGCGACCGCGCCGCTTCCCGTCTTCGGCGGCGGGGCCGTATATGGACTATCGAGTACCAGAGCGTCGTTACTTCGCGGAGTCGTGGTCGGCATTGTGTCTCGGTAATCTCGAAGAGGTGCGACGACTGCTCACACTTGTTGCGACTTTTGGCAAAGGCGGCAAGCGTGGGTCGGGATACGTTCGGCAATGGACGGTTGATCCGGTCGCAGACTTTTCATTCTACACGCACGATGGCCGTGCTTTGCGCCCAGTGCCTCTTGGTGCCACTGAAACAGCGTGGGCAGGGGTAAGGCAAGGGTGGACTCCTCCCTACTGGCTCAAGGAAACGTGGCTACTTTGTCAGCCGTCAGATGTGGCATCGATATTATGAGCATTGTGAGTTGGGCTGATTACGGAATCACGGGTGAGGTCACAGTTGGACGACCGGCAGCGGCAGCACCCTACAAGCGTCAGATTCAGCGACGCATCGACAAGGCATTGTCGGACATTGACCGCTTGGCCGTCTCCACAGACGGCCATTTTTACTCGGCAATATCATTCGGTGCTGATTCGCTGGTCGCTGATCATCTGATGCGCCGCTACTATCCCGATCATCCGGCAATGTGGGTCAATCAGGGGCCGCTTGCTGAATGGCCTGACTGTCTGGCACTCAAGGATCAGATGGTAGCCAACGGTCTGCCGCTGGTCGAGTTGACACCGGACGTCACGCTCTACGATTGGTATCGATTACACGGCATCCCGACGTCTTCGGCAATGGATAGCAAGGACGACAAGGAGCTGAACGAAGCGTTGATGTACGCGCCTATCCGGCGATACCAGGAGTCATCAGCGGCACGTGGATACTTGTGGGGGCTGAGGTACGATGGCGAAGGCAACCATCGTCGGATACTGATCCAAAGTCGAGGCACGCTATACCATCGAAAGACCGATGGTCAGTATGTGTGCTCTCCCGTCGGTCACTGGAGCAAGCACGAGATATGGGCATACATCGACCTGTTTGCACTGCCCTACGCGAAGATGTACGACATCGACCGACTCGAGATCCGCAACGGGCCGCCAATCGGCACAAGCGCGTTGAATATGGGGCGAATCGTGAAGCTGAAGCATAACTTCCCGCATATTTGGCGAGTAGCTATCAGTGAGTTTCCCGAGTTGCAGAGGTACACGTGACGCCACCGTACAAAATCATAATGCGATCGCATCCGGATAGAGATGACCTTGTTGAGCAGATAAAGCCGCTACTGCCTGAAGATTCGATGTATAGCAGAGATTCCGCTCGTGAAGGTGGACGAGCAAACTTCATCCGCGCTATGACTATGGCTGAGGGTGACGCTTGCTTGCATCTTGAGGACGACATCATCCTTTGCCGTGACTTCATCGACAACGTGAACCGTGTAATAGAGTATCGCCCAGGTACGGTGATTCAGTTCTTTTCGCGAAGGTCTGCGGACATTGACATCGGGTCGCGATACGAATCAGGACGCACCTTTTTAGGCGCGCTTTGCTTTTTCTTGCCGTGTGGAATGTCACGCGATTTGTTGAACCATTGGCCAGCGTGGAAGGACAAGGACAAACACTTCGACGCGGTCGATTTATTCGTTGCCGACTACCTGAAAAGCCAAAAGCTCAAGTACTGGATCGAGATTCCTTGCTTAGTTCAGCATCGTCAGGTTGTATCAGTCGTCGATAGTCGTCGATCCAAGTACCGCCAGACATCTACCTTTCTTGGCGAATAGCTCACCACTCGCCCGAAAAATTATTCTCGCGACTATCGCAATCTTGCGATATGAACAGCGAGAGCAACAAAAATTCACCCGCCTATCACAACGAAGCTCACGACGAGATGGAGCGTCGGTGGGACATCATCGAAGCCGTGTCAGGTGGTACGCTTGAGTTACGCGATGGTGGCGCAAAGTGGCTACCGCTCGAGCCTGCCGAAGACCAGCGCGATTACGCTATCCGGCTTCGTCGGGCGATATTCTTTAACGCCTTCGAGCGCACGTTGCACGGACTCGTCGGGCTCGTGTTTCGCAAAGATCCTGAGCTTGCCGATGATAATCCTGATCGGATCAAAGAGCTTTGGGAGAATATCGACAATGCCGGAACACACGGCGCAGTCTTCGCCAAGGAAGCGTTCACGATTGCGTGTAAGTACGGTCATTCGCTGATCTATGTCGATATGCCGCCAGCGTTGCCGGAAGGCGCGACGCTTGCCGATGAGCGCGCCGCCAATCGTCGCCCTTACTGGGTGATGTATGAGCCGGATCAGATCGTCAACTGGCGCGTCGAGTCAGTCAACGGCCAGTCAACGGTGACGCTGATTGTGTTCGAGGAAGAGACGAACGAGCCTGACGGTCTGTACGGTGAAGAGGAAGTGACTCGATACCGAGTACTGCGTCCGGGATACTGGGAGCTATTCCGCGAAGTCAAGAACGACCTGACAGGGGCTACAGAGTACTTGCTCGAGGCTACTGGCGCGTCAAGCCTGCCGTATATCCCCGTCTCAGTGATCTATGCTCGAAAGACTGGCACACTGACCAGTACCCCGCCACTGCTCGAT